AAGAACCAGGGAGGATTGGGAATCGTTCAGGCAGTAGATACTTACAATCAAAAAATATCAAATGTCAGTCAAACTTTAAGAGCTGGATCAAATGTAGATCAAACTGGAGCAGTTATACAGGCATTTACACAAAATCAAAGAAATGAAGTTAGAACATTAAAAATAGCGGGAGCATTGGCTGCCGAACCAGGCATGAAACAACAAACATTTATTTTGGGTGGACAACATCCTAATGCTTCTATTGGAAATGAACTCAGCCCTACATTAACAAATGCTATGGGTGGTGGTGGAGGGCATATTCCTTTAGTCCAAGCATTTGATACTTACAATTACACTATATCAGATGTAAATCAAACTATTAAAAGTCCGCAAGGAGGAATAAATGAATCTATTGGAACTGTTATAGCTCCAGCATTAACTACTAATGATCCATCAAGATCACCGAGATCATCAGAGGTCACGCAACAAATAAATGCGGTTTTTCAGGCAAGTATGGAATTAAGTAATCAATTACCAATTGGCTGGGATGCCGAGCTGAATGCAAAAGAGCAAGTCATGGGAACATTACTGAGAGGAGGAGAGGGAGGTCGCACAGATGGTGTAATGCAATCAAACATGGCAGTCCGCAGACTAACACCAGTAGAGTGTGAGAGATTACAAGGATTCCCCGATCACTACACAGACATAAAACCGAAAGGGAAAGACACTCCTGATGGCCCAAGGTACAAGGCACTCGGCAATAGTATGGCAGTACCAGTAATGAAATGGATAGGTAAGAGAATACAACAAGTAGAAAACAATGAATTGTAATATGTAGAACTTTAGTATATACTCAGAAACTATAGTAGTTTAGATTAGTAGGAGGACAATATGCCAGCGGGTAAAAAATATGGTGGTAGGGTAGCAGGAACACCCAACAAGAGCACGAATGAGGCAAGACAGGCTATAGCTACCTTTGTAGATGGAAACGCTCATAGGCTCACTGAGTGGCTTGATAGGGTAGCAGATGGTGTGAAAGCAATTGACCCTGAAACTGGAGATGAGAAGTATCTTGTACCACCGAATCCAGCAAAAGCATTTGATATGTTCCAGTCGGTAGTGGAGTATCACGTGCCTAAGTTGGGTAGGATGGAAGTGGCTGGAGATCCTGATGCACCTATCAGGGTAGAGGGAGAGTTCGATATCTTTGATGAGCTCCTCAAGCACTATGCGAACAGTAGACAGGCTACTGAATGAGTTCTGTAGTTGAGATACTACAGGATCCAGAGATAAGGAATAGATTTAAGAATCTAGATCCGAGAGAACAAGTTACGTTTGAGTGGAGAGCCAAGTGGCTACAAAAGGCTCACAAGTTCCAAATAGAACCCAACATCGATTACACGATATGGCTACTCTTGGGTGGTAGGGGGTCAGGTAAGACTAGAACATCTGCTGAGACTCTGGGATATTGGGCAGCAAGTGAGAGCAATACTCGGTGGTTGGTCGCAGCTCCTACATCTAATGATCTGAGAAATACCTGCTTTGAGGGAGAGTCAGGATTACTATCTGTGATTCCTCCATCATTGGTAACAGATTACAACAAAAGCCTCCACCAGATTAAGCTATGGAATGGATCTCTCATTACTGGGGTGAGTGCCTCAGAGCCTGATAGATTTAGGGGAAATCAGTATCAGGGTGCTTGGTTGGATGAGTTGGCAGCGTGGGATTACATCCAAGAGTCGTGGGATATGATTCAGTTTTCAGTCCGATTGATGGGCAAGAGAGGTACAAAGATTATTGTATCGACCACCCCAAAGCCCAAGCCTTTGATCATGGAACTGATAGGTAGGGAGGGCGATGATGTAGTGATTACTAAGGCTAGTACATATGTAAATGTAGCCAACCTAGCCCCAGCATTCCAACGACAAATCTTGTTGTATGAGGGAACTAAGCTTGGTCGCCAAGAGATTCATGCTGAGATCATAGACCCTGAAGAGGGATCGATCATTAGTAGAGATTGGTTTAGACTTTGGCCCGATGGTAAACCTTTCCCTAAGTTGGAGTACATCATTCAAAGCTACGACTGTGCAACCTCAGACAAAGAGTACAACGATCCTAGTGGGTGTATTACGCTTGGAGCATTCAAGCCTATGGATGGGGGAATGTGCGTGATGGTGTTGGATTGTTGGCAGGAGCATCTACAGTACCCTGATCTGCGCCCCAAAGTAATAGCTGAGTTTGAGACAGTATATGGAGAGGGCAGGGATAGAAAGCTTGTAGACTTGATTCTGGTGGAGGATAAGTCTGCAGGTATATCATTGATCCAAGACTTACAAAGAGCTCACCTACCTGTCATTGCATACAACCCAGGTAAGGCAGATAAGGTTCAGAGATTGTCTATTGTTGCGAATATCATTAAAGCTGGTCGAGTATGGATTCCTGAGTCTGGAGTTAGAAAAGGATTCGTAAGAGACTGGGCAGAGGGCATGGTGTCACAAATCTGTTCGTTCCCGGAGGGCACAATCCATGATGAGTTCGTGGACTGCATCAGTCAGGGGCTGAGATACATGAGAGATGCGGGATGGATAAGCATCGATGCACCACCTAGAGAAGAGATAGAAGCAGAGGATATTAGTGATGCTGAAATCTTTAATCTTAAAAAACGGGGTAATCCATATGCAATGTAATACTAACTATTTACGCATCGGATGCGTAACACTAAAGTACTAGGAATAAATATGCCAACAATATTGAGAGATGTACCCATAAGTAGGACAGTAGTGAGGGAGGGAGTCAAGGTGGAAACTCACCTTGAAACTTTTGAGATAAGTTGTGAACAGTACAGCGAGATATGGGAACAGCAAGTAATGAAGATGCTGAAAGATTGGATAAGGATGCGTAAGAAGTATTATCAGAAGGTAGCACAGTAGACTAGTTAGATACATTTATATCATAATGATGCGATGAATAAACCCACCATTAGAGAAATGCAAGAAGCCATTGCTAAAAGTAAAGGCATGAGCGATGGTGGTTCAATGTATGAATCAGTTAAGAACAACATACCAGCGCATGTAAGGTGGTTTGGTCAAACCTTATTTGGAGATAGATCAAAACCCTTTACAGAAAAAGATTTGACCTCTGATGAAATCAATGAAATAAATAGAGCAATCCATAACTCAGAGAATCAAAAGTATTTTAAACATCCAGGTAGTGTTGGGTATGAGAACTACAAAATGCCTGGTGAAGGTCCTAATCTAAGTCTTGAGGGCGCAACTACCAATCATCCAATGTCAATGACTTTAGGAAGATTTTCTTATGAAAAGATGCCTGATGGAAAAGTCCATGTAACAGACAAGTATGACTTTGACAATGAAACCAGAAAAAAGGATGTTGAAAGATATGCTGGTGAGCATCCTGTTGTTAGGGCATTGGATGCTGGAACTAAAGCTCTTGGAGAGGCTTTGAACTTTAATCTGTATGGTGCTGCAAGTACACTTGGTAATGCTTATATAGGAAAGGATGGTAAGCCAGTCAGCATAACCTATGATCCTGCCCAAACAAATGAAAGGTATGCGCCTGACTTTAGTGGCGAGGGTTCATATGCTCAGGGTGGAACTATGTCACTATCTCAAGAGCAGTTAGAGCAATTGCGTCAGCTGCGCCAAAAGATCAAGGGTTATGGTGAGTTAGAAAACCAATATGACAAAGAGACAAGCAAGATTCCATTAAAAGATTTAGAGTCTTTTGAGGTATGGAAAGCCAAGCGTGGTATCCAAAATAAAGCCAAGGGTGGAATTATTTCAATGTTGCGTAAGCATGGACAACCAGTAGATAGCGATCTTGATGCCATGCGTAAAATGAGCAATGGTCATAGGGTATTTATAGCCCACGAGCAAGACGAGATGCCAAGAGAGATACACCGAATAGCAGATATGCATGGCTATACGCCTGATCAGATATACACAATTGATCCAAAGCATTTTTCAAGGGTTAATAAAGTCACCCATGCCCACCATTTAGACATAGAAGAGCGACCACTATGAAAGAACTTGTAGGACAAGGTAAACCATTTTATTCTGCTTTGGATAAAGCGGCTGGGGTGCTCAAGCGCAAGGTAGGTACAGGCGCAGAGTTTATGAAAGAGCTGATGAGTCTGCCAGGTGTTAAGCAAAGTGAGATAGCTGAGCGTAAGCTAGGTGATGTGATGGGATTACCTAAGATGACACATGAGCAGTTCATGTCTGCATTGGCTAGTAAGCCTGCCCCTGCAATACAAGAAAAAGTTCTTGGCAAGATGAGCGACTCTGAGTTCTTACAAAAAGCTAATGAAGTATCTGAAGATATTTATGGTGTGCCCTATGGTCAGTTAGATCATAATAAGCAAACTATAATTGATGGTGACATAGATGAGGACACATCTCATCATCGAGTATATACATTACCTGGCGGTGAGAATTATCGTGAGATGCTGATCAAAGCACCTTGGGGCAAAGACCGTTATGGCGGTGTACCACATCACTTTGGTGGTGAAAGTGGCATCTTGGCTAGTATGCGCCTCAAAGATCGCATGACCCCTGAAGGCAAAAAGCTATTGCATCTTGAGGAGTTGCAGTCTGATTGGCATCAAAATGGTCGTGAGCATGGATATATTGATCCAGATAAAATATGGAATATCACAAAAAAATTAGTGCGTAATGAACCATTAACAGAAGAAGAAAATATTGATCATATAAGTTCTCAATATGGTGGCCCAAAAGTACCTGATGCCCCATTCAAAAAGAACTGGGAAGAGATGGCACTTAAACGATTAATTCATCATGCCGCGGAGAAAGGCTATCACGGTATTGTTGTGACACCAGGTAAAGAACAAGCAGATAGATATAGTTTAAGACATCATATTGGAGAAGTTTATGCAAACCCAACAAAAGATGGCAAGTTTGATTTAACAGTTAATCAGAAAAATGGGGATGAATTTTATGATACTGGAAGAACAGGTCCTATAGATATAAATCAAATAAAAGAACTTATTGGAAAAGAATTAGCAGAAAAAATAGCCGCACAAGACAAAGAACATACATATTCTGGTCTTGATCTAGAAGTCGGTGGTGAAGGTATGAAAGGGTTCTACGACACCAAAGTACCTAACATCCTCAATAGCATTGGTAAGAAGTATGGTGTCAAGACTCATTTGCATGGTCACAAGTTAGCATACCCCAAAGAAAGCTTAGATGTAATTAATGAGGCAAATGCAATGCGATCTCAACATGGTTTTGAGCCAGTTTATCAACCCGTCTTGCATCATTTCCCCATTACAGAAGAAATGCGCAAAGACGTACTAACGAATGGATTACCACTATACAAGAAAGGTGGCAATGTGCATGTAACTGGTGATCTAGATACAATGAAGTATGAGTTACACATGGCTAATGGTGGATCAACACTAGGACAAATTATGCAACCCTCTTTATCACAGATGAAGTTTGAGATGTCTCAAAGATTCAATCCATTGGACATTCAAAACGTGGGAGCTAATGAAGCACCTAATATGTTTCCCAAGGCATATATAAACCCTACAAATAAGAATACTGATGGCTTTGTACCACCTGGTGGGGTAGCTACACCTAATGGGATGCCTATCGGTGGTGTAGATCAAAACCCTCAGCAACCTGGTCAGCAGTTAACACCTCAACAACCTCAACAACCTGCACAGCCACAAGGACAGTCAGGGCAAGGAGTTCCTACTACCCAAGCCCCGCAACAACAGCCACCAATGGGTAACATGTTAAGTCTTACCCCTGAAGGACAGGCAATGAATGCTATGGGAGGAGCAACACCTCAGCAACCACAACATTTAGCAGATGGTGGAATGGCAGATGGTGGTAAACAAACAGTAAAAGACCCTCAAAGAAATGCGTTTCCTGGTATTTATGATAGACCAGATGTAATTGCAGCTAAAGCAGCGGCACAAGTTGCTCCAGAAGATCCAGCTTTAAAAAAGATATTTGGAGTTACTAGAGAAGATTTATATCAAATGGGAAAAAATCGAGTAGGTAACTTACCTGGTGATTTGCCTGGGATGGCAAAAAATCCAAAAGGATCTGCTGCTGCTGCAAGAGTTATGGGGCCAGAAAATACTCAAAGAATTCTTGATGCAATGAGTGAAGCACAAAAACATCATGCTTTAGTTCAAGGAATGGATCCTTGGTACATTATGGATCCAATGTTTCAGCGTATGGCTCATTTGATTGGAGTAGATGCAGCCAAAGTTGAATACAACAAAATGAATCACTTGATGGGTATGTCATCTCCTGGAAGTGAAGTATTAACTGAAATACCTAGAGGAACTGCCGCATATTATTTAGATAAACAAGGTAGATTTGGTGAATTTGTTAAACATCTTGGAAAGGCAGAAAACAAAAGAACTAAAAGATTTCCTGCAGATGTAAGAAATGTTCCTGGACATGCATATCATAAAACTGCTCAAGCTGGGCCTATGGAGAAATATTTAACGTCTGGTCAAATGACAATGAAGACTCCAAAAGTTCCAATGTATATACAAGCAAGTGGAGTTCCAGAAACTGGATTTCAAACTGCAACACCAGTTGGTGATGCTCATTGGAGTCGTGCAGTAGGATTAGCAGACACAAGAAATTGGCAACATAAAGAAGGCGAACAAGTAGTTCCAAAAGGAAGTGTTACAAATCCTGAAATGAGTATGCTTGCACCTTGGTGGAGAGAGGAAATAGCGGGAAGATTAGGCTTGGAGTCTGTACCAGCTCAAGCTAGAGCATGGGGAACATTCTCGCCACAAACAGGGGTAACAACTCCGATAGGAGCTCCTAAATTAGAACTAGTAGCTAAAAAAATTATGGAAACTGCTCATCGTATGGGCGTTAGTCCTGAAACTGCTAGAGACATGGTTTTGATGGGAAAAACTTATGCTGGAAAGAAAAAAGGCGGCAATGTAAAACTCCACAAAGACATGGACACCATGCGTCTTGAGCTTACACAACGTAAAAAGGCTAAATAATGGCAGATGATTTAAACATTGAAGAACAAGAAGACGGTTCTGCCGTCATGGATATGCCTGACATGGAGACAGAGGAACAGGCAGATGGTTCTGCGATTGTTACTTTAGAAGATGGTCCTGAGTTCAATCCTGAGTTCTATGATAACTTAGTGGACATTGTTGCATCATCAGATTTATCTGATATTTGTATGCGTTATTTAGACTTACTAGAGCATGACAAAG